AACACAGGAGGAGTGGGATGCCATTCCAAACAAAAATAGAATTTGATTCCAGTGATTGGGAACAGATTGAAGAATTGTGTTTAATACAAGCTACAGGTGAAGAAATAGCCAGAGTCATGAGGGTTTCTTATGACACATTGGCAAGAAGAATTAATGAAGAATATGGGGTATCGGCTGCGGACTATATAAAAGAACTCGCGGCCCCCGGACTTACTTCACTACGTCGAGCGCAATGGAAAAATGCAGTCGAAGGAAATAATGCCTCAATGCAAATCTGGCTCGGAAAGCAATACCTGAACCAGAAGGACAAGGAAGAAATCGACCAGAATACGACCGTTCGCGTGATCGATGAATCCAGCACTAGAGGCGATGAAGACCCCAATGTGGTGATTAGTGATTGAACGACAGGTCATCCTCCCTGCGCTTCATCCGGGGCAAAGGGCCATCGTCAATAACGCCGCACGATTCAATCACGTTTGTTGCGGTAGACGCTGGGGCAAGACGTTCATGCTCAATCGAATGTCATCACAGCTTGCCGCTAATGGCATGAATGTCGGCATCTTCACGCCCAGCTACAAATACCAATCTGAAATTTACCGCGAAGTTCACTCCACGCTTAGGAGAATCAAGGCTGAATCCAATAAGACCGAAGGCATCATCCGAACCATCACAGGTGGCCAAGTTGATTTTTGGTCATTGGAAAACCCGGAAGCAGGACGTGGACGCAAATACCATCGGGTGCTGATCGATGAGGCGGCATTCGCCAAAGACAGCGAAATGCAGATTACATGGGAACGGGCTATTGAACCGACCCTTCTGGATTACACGGGCGATGCGTTTGCATTCTCAACACCCAAGGGTGTAAACCCGGATAACTGGTTCTATCAGATCAGTGAATCCAAGCAATGGCGCAAGTTCACGGCCCCTTCATCAACGAACCCATACCTGCCAGCGCATGAACTGATTGCCATCAAAGAGCGATCACACCCGCAAGTTTGGCAACAGGAATACCTTGCTGAATTCGTAGATTGGTCTGGGGTATCGTTCTTCAGGCTTCCCGATATGTTGGAAAATGACCGGCCATTGCAAGAACCCATCAAGATCATGGGTGGTGTTTTCGCCGTAATCGACTCTGCGTTAAAGTCAGGAACCGACCACGATGGTACGGCTGTCATGTATTGCGGCATCCAACCCGGATACATGAGCGAAGACCGATTGCCGCGCCTGATCGTTCTGGACTGGGACGTGCGCCAGATCGAAGGCGATCTCCTCATCAAGTGGTATCCAGAGATTGATGCGCGGCTTGAGAAGCTGGCCGTTGAGACTCAGGCAGTCCGGGGGAACATCGGCGCATTTGTGGAAGACAAAGGCTCAGGCACGATCATGCTTCAGCAAGCACAGCGCATGGGCCTACAGAAAGTCCACGCCATCGAATCTAAACTGACCAGTGTAGGTAAGGATGAAAGGGCTTTGGCCGCATCGCCCTATGTGGCATCAGGTCAGGTAAGATTAACCCGTCATGCACACGATAAGACTTTGTGCTATAAGGGCGTTACTCGAAATCACTTCCTGACTCAGATTCTGCAATTCAGATTGGCCGATAAGGATGCGGCTAGGCGGCAGGATGACATTCTCGACGTTTTTTGTTATTCGACTATCCTAGCCTTGGGCGGGAACATGGGTATCTAGCATGGCAGAGATCGACGTTTATGGCGGCGGCGCAATCAATGACAATTCTCCGCTGTTGCAGATTCTTAAGGCGAGTGAAATAGCCGCAGGGAATTCGCTTTCCTATGAACTCTGCAAGCTGATCTACCTTTATCACCCGCTGGGTAAAAAGACCGTTGATTCCCCCATTGCTAGGGCCATGTATAAACGCCGGGAGATCGTCGTTAAGGAATCTCCTGAGTGCGTTATCGAACGATTCAATGACGTTTGGGATAGTCTACAGGCTGACTACTACATTGCCGACTGTGAGCGCCTTGCGCGTATCTACGGCATTTCTTCGCTTGCCGTTCTTCCGACTTCTGATCGGTTCAAGACCTCTGACCCTGTAACGCCAGAACAATACTGGTCCGGGGAATTCCGCTTTAACTCGCTTGATCCCTTGAACACTGCTGGATCACTGGTCGGTATATTGAACCCGAATGATCCTGAGTTCCTAAAGTACGAACAAATCGCCGTAATGGGCCAGCCCTATCACCGTAGCCGGACCCATATCCAGCTTTACGAAAACCCGATTTATCTCAGCTATACGGGTTCAGCGTTTGGCTTTGTAGGCCGTTCCGTATTTAGCCGCGCCCTATACCCATTGCAGTCTTTTGTGCAATCGATGGTTGCTGATAACCTGATGATGGTGAAATCCGGGGTCATGGTTGCCAAAATCAAGCAACCGGGATCAATCATTGATCGTCTGATGGCGGCGGCTCAGGATGTGCGACTCAATATCCTCAAGATTGCCCGTACCGGTAACACCATCAGCATCATGCCTGATGAGGCCATTGAATCTCTGGACCTTAACAACCTGACCTATCAGGATCAGCGCAAGAACATTCTTGAGAATATCGCCCTGTCGCTAGATATGCCCCCCTCATTCCTAACCGGCGATTCACTCAGCCAAGGATTCGGTGAAGGCTCAGAAGATGCCAAGCTAATTGCTGGGTACATTGATCGCGTCCGACTGGATATGGACCCGATCTACAAATACATGGACAACATCGTCATGCACACGGCATGGAGTCCTGATTATTTCCAGTCACTTCGGAATCGTATTCCCGAATATCGGAACATCAGTTACGAACAATGGTTCACGCAATGCAAGCGGTCTTTCCAAGCCATCTGGCCTGAGGCTCTTGAGCCTGACAAGAAAGAACGCACCGATCATCAGAAGAATATTTATACGTCTGTGCTTGAGGTCTACAACACCATTGGCGGTGAATGCACCGGCCAGAACAAGGCACAACTTTTGGATTGGGTGATTGGCAACTTAAACGAAGCGGAAGACCTTTTCCCGAACAAGTTGTCACTGGATACGGACGAAATTGCATTCCGCTCCATTCTTGGGCTTGATGAGCCGCCAGAAGAAAACGACGAAACAACACCCGAAGTTCCGGGGCTTCACGTCCACTAATGACGTATCTTCAAAGGATCAGAAAGATCATTCAGAGGGCCATTGAAGAAGGCCCTTCTGAGTTTCTGTACCTTGAACTCATAGCGGCACTGGAAGCATACGAACCGTTCATCAATGTTCAGGATCGGCTTGAGAAGATTTGGATTCGCGAAGTTGAGCGTGAAGGATTGCTGAAACTGAACAAAGGCGTTACTGCATTTGACCTTGCTTCCATACGACCCCAACTACGGGACGAACTGGAACGCAGGATCATGTTCTCGGTATCCCTCATCAAGCAAAACAAGCAAAAGGCAACCGAAACCACGTTACAACGATTCAATGGCTGGCTGTCATCCTTGCCAGCCGTTCCCGAAGTCAGAGAAGCGCAATTATCCGATATCCGGGAAACCGCAAAAGATATTGCAAAGCCTTTGAAGCAACTTCCGTATGATGAACGTCGAGTTGCCATTGACCAATCCCAAAAACTCATATCCAATCTGAATCAAATCGTTGCGTTTGATTGTGGCGCTATTGGTGCGTATTGGCATTCACACTGGAAAGAAGCCAATTATGATTACCGAGAAGACCACAAGGAATTGGACCAGAAATTCTTCCTGATTCGTGATTCTCAAGCGATGCGTGATGGGTTCGTGAAAAAGGGCGGACATGAATATCTTGAAGATTTGCCGGAACAACCTGGAGAGGCGATATTCTGTCGGTGCTATTATGAATACGTCTATCGGCTTAATAGGGTTCCCGAAGAATGCTTGACGGAGAAAGGTAAAGATGCCATTTAAGTCAGAATCCCAGCGCAAGGCCATGTATGCCGCGTCAGAGGGTAAATCCACGCTGGGTATTCCTGAAGCCGTTGGCAAAAAATTTGTTGCTCATCGTAATGATGAAACCGGCGAAGAATCCAAAGGCATTCAGCCGGAATTCAACGAACTTTCCATCATGGAAGCCATTCGGGATAAGCGACTTGCAAGCCCTCAGCAATTTGGTGACGTAGCACTCTGGGCTATTCGTGTGACGGGTACGGGCTATGCCCTCCGATCCTCCGGTGAAATTGGATACAAATCCCCCGCCGATTACTTAACCCAAGAATTTATGACTCGCTGTCAGGGCTTGCCGGTAGTTTGGGAGCACCCTGAAGAATTGCTTTTAACCACGGATTCATTCCGTAATCAGATCATTGGCACTTCAGTCCTTCCATATATCGAAGGTGATGAAGTTTGGACAATCGCTAGAATCTATGATAAAGAGGCATCTAAATTGATGCAGGGGGAGCAGTTAAGCACCTCTCCAGCGGTTAGCGTTTCCAACTCGGCCATCAAAATCGGGAATGTCCTCATTGAAGGCAATCCCGTGTACGTAGACCATATCGCCGTATGCCAGAACGGTGTCTGGGATAAGCAAGGGGAACCGACTGGCGTAAGACTTGATTCTATGACTCATGAGGACAAACCAATGGAAGAAGAAAGCAAGGGCGAAGACCTGCGCGGCATGATCTCCAGCTTGCTGGAAGAGCATTCTTCGCGGATCGACGCAAAGTTTGATGAAGTTCACAACCGCATCGATGAGATGTTTGGTAAAAAGGACGATGATGACAAGGCCGATGAAGGTCTTGACCCCGAAGAAAAGGAAGAGGTCAAGGAAGAAATCGAAGAAGCACATCATGAAGTAGATTCTGCCGACGACATGAACAAGTGCGACGACGATAATGATGACCGTGAAGAAGTGGAGTTGAAAGAAGTGAAAGACGATTCCGCACGTGCTGATTCTCTTGAAATTAAGGCGCTTCGCCGCGAACTTGCCGCGATGAAAAAGGCAATGGCTCCTGCCGCTTATGATGAGCGCGAAGAAATTGCCAAGGCTATTCATCGTGCCGATTCAGTATTCATGGCAATGGGCGAAACCAACAAGGTTACGCACGTTCCGGGTGAATCTGCCTTTGCATTCCGCAAGCGTATTGCCGCGAGACTGTCTAAGTTCAGTGATCGCTTCAAGGACGTTGACGTTAGCAAGATTGCTGATGCAAAACTGTTTGCGCCGATTGAAGATGCCATCTATGCGGACAGCATCGAATACTCAAAGGCTCCCCCGATCAAGGCTGGCACTGTCCACATGATCGAAAAGAAGATGGGCAACCTGTCCGTCTGGGAACCGTCTGCAAACTCTGATCCTCATGGTTGGATGGACACGTTCTCGAACGGCGTCACCTTCCGTGGCGGCTTCATCAACAAGTGAGGATAAACCATCATGGCTAACATTCCATTTAATCCTTATGCCATCACCAATGTGCAGGACTCCTTCAGCGTCCAGTCACAGGGCTATTGGCAGGGTGATGTTCTGGCTGATCCTGCCGCACGTTTCCAGCTTGTTGCTGGCGTTGTAGCGGCGGCTGAAACCCTTCCCATGTGGGGCGGCGTTGCTATCTATGAAGCAACTCCTCCGGCAAACTCTGCATCTACCGGTCAGGGTCCGACCATTGGTCGCGCCGCTTCTGCCGCTACCCTTGCAGGTTTCACCACCTATCAGGGTACTTTCGCGGCTCCGGTCACTCCGTCATCTACCGCACCGCTTCAGGCTTCTGGCGGCGGCTTCAACTTTGTCCGTCTGGGTTCACTCAGCCGCATCGTTGTCGCTTGTAACTCAGCAGTCATTGCCCTTGCCGGTACGGACAACCCGCAGACCTTTGGCTGGGATGCTACAAATCAACAGCTCGTTGCCGCTGGCGCTGGTACGTTTGATTTCAAGGCAACTCTGGTCGCAGTAAATGCTGGCAACTCAGCTACCGTTGTTTACAACGGCACGACTGGCGCGGCTACTTGGAACACCACCGGCAACGTGGCCGTCATTCTTATCTAAAGGAGCATAGCGATGGCGAATATCACTAATGGCTTCGTGCAGATCAACCCGAACTTCACGATGCCTGAACTTATCATCCAGTACCAACAGCCTTCAGGTGCGTTCCTTACGCTCCCCGGCGGTACTATCATGCCGCGCCTGTCTCCTACGGACCTCGCGGTTTACGTCAAGCGTCTGAATGTGAAATCTTCATTCCTCGCGAACCAGAACGTAAGCAATCAGCTTCCGTCTTGCGCGATTGATGCGACTCAGATCAGCACCCCGACCTACCTGCTTCGTGCAAGGGCGATCTACGATCACCATGACATTGCTTACGCAAACGTCTGGGGCTTCTCGCTTCCCGATGCACAGCGCCTTGCAATGCGTCAGGGTATTTTCCAAGGTCTGCGTCAGGGCCTCCTGTATGGCTTCAACAGCCAGAACACGGGTGAAGGTCTTCTGAATGCTCCGGGCGCAACCAAGACCACCCTGCCGCCGGATTCATTCGGCAACACCACTGTTGTCACCTATGACAATGGTCAGATGGCGCAGTTTATCCTTCAGCAGATCGTACAGGCCAAAACCCGTATGAATCAGCTTGGACAACCTGCCCGTGTGGTTATCGTTGGTCCCCAGCGCGTTATCGGTCAGTGGCAGTATTCAATCGTACAGCTCACTTCCGTACAGCGTCCCGGCGCGGGTTCATTCTCCACTTCAGCAACCATCGAACACGTTGGCGGCTGGAATGGTGACGAAATCGAATTCGGTTTCGATGACACCCTCATCGGTCAGGGCCAGAGCGGTACGGATGCCGTTCTTCTCGTTATCCCGGAAATCAAGGTTCCGTTTGTTGGTTCACAGCCGAACACCAATGAGTTCAGCAAACTGCAACCCGGATTGGAAGCCACTACCTTGATGTTGACCGATTTGGCCGCACCCAAGGAAATCCCTGTCCCAATCGCGGGAGGCGCATTAGATGTATTGTCTGAAATGCGAGCGACGCCCGGATGGGGGATTAGAAGTCAAGGTGTTGTAATTTTGTCAATGCAATACTCATGATTTAGCAAAAACGTTTGCTAAGTGTTACCCGGCTCAATAAAATGGGCCGGGGAATCACTTGGAGACGGGAATGAAAGTTTGCAAAATATGCGAAAATGAAAAGCAAGATTCAGAATTTAACGCGCATCCAAAAACAAAGGATAGGCTTGATTCTCGATGCAAAAATTGCAAGCGAGAAAAATATTTAAGCGAAAAGGATTTAGTTTGCAAAAGGCAAGCAGAAAGAAGGAAGCGTGATCCAGAAGGACTGAAAGCAAGACAAAGAATTTCACAAGCAAAATACTTGGAAAAAAACCGAGAAATTTGCTATCAACGAATTAAAGATTGGGCGCAAGAAAATCCAGACGCGGCCAAATCAAAAACTAGGAACTATGTGGCCCGAAAACGTAATGCAGAGGGCATCCATTCAAGCAAGGATATTGCTGATATCCTTCAATTGCAGAATGGCAAATGCAAGGTATGCGAGGTAGATGTGTCGGCTGGCTACCACGTGGATCACCTCATTGCTTTAGTCAATGGTGGAACAAATTGGCCGTCTAATCTTCAGATTCTTTGCCCCTCATGCAACACTAGCAAAGGCGCGAAGGATTTTGATGAGTGGTTAAATAGCAGGGAAAAAAATGGCTGATTTATACATAGCAAACGTCACCGAACAGAATTTCACCTTCCATTGGCGCGAACCGGAAGCCCCTAGAATTTTCTCGCTTGATATTGCTGGCGGCTCTCAGGTTAAGGTGCTTACTGAAAAATCACCTGAAATTGTTCAGTCCGTGATTGAGCATCACAAGATTTATGGTCTGGTCGATGAGGCTGGCGCAAAGAATGCGACTCGCAATGGCCAGAAAGTCCATTTGGTTTACAGCACCAAAGGACCGCTTTCAGCAGATATCTATGAACTGGCTCAAGAGGTCAATGACGATATCGCGGCAGATCAGGTTCAGCTTGCCAAAGAAAAGGCGGCTTATGCTTTTGGCAAGATCATTGAGCAGGATCAAACGGGCCTTTCCGAAGGTGTCCGTGAAGTAGAACTTGAAATTGTTGAAGAAAAACCGAAGGACATTGGTCGTAAGGACAAACCTCTCGTTAATCAGAAGTTCAACACCAAGATCAAGAAGTAACATGAACGGACCTACTCTGGCTGGCTATCTTGAATTCCTGCGTAACATCGTAGGCATCAATACCACCGTCCTTCCGGATGGTTCGCCTATCATTGAGTGGTCCTATAACTATGCGGTCAATCTGGTCTGGGAGGTGCTTCGGTATCTCCCATCGCCGCCAGATCAATTTCTTTACACCACTGCGGTCTACAATCTGGCCACCAGTTTTTTGTTGGCGAATGGGCAAGACCCGACTGGGCTTCCAGTAAGCCAGCAATTCTTTGGGCCATATCAGCAGAAATACAATCTACGTGCTTTTGTGGGCGGTGTGATTCAGTCGGCATCCGACGAATCCACTAGCAGCTCAATGGTCGTTCCAAAGGCGTTTGACGCACTGACGATTCAAAACCTTCAGAATCTGAAAGACCCCTATGGCCGTCAGTATTTGGCGATTGTTCAGTCTCTTGGCTCGCTCAGCCTGATGGGGATCGCGTGAAACTCATCTTCGGGGTCGAGAATATTGCTTATGAAACGGATGGCGTAACCACGGGTGACGTTGCGAATTGGCTTGAGAATAAGTACGGCATCATGAATGCCTATGTCGGCATGAACAAAAAGTTCATCGGCATGGAAGTGATGCAAGAGATTTTGGGCGTAAAGAATAGACAGCCACAGCATGACATGAGCGCCATTGCCAAGTCGCTGAAGCAAGCCATCTCAATGCAAGCGTTTAATGGTGTCTTGCCCGGAGTACCCACCAAGGCATCAAGGATGGGCGTCAGTTCACGATTCAAAAGCGGCAAGCGTCGAGGAAAGTCAAAGGTATCTGGTGTTCCTAGGCCATCATTTATAGATTCAGGCATCTACCAGGACTCCATTCGCGTGGTGTTAGATGAATCCAAGTGACCTGACCGGCAATTTCCCGAACAACTCTCTTGGGGCCGTACTGAATACGGGCCTTACGGTTCTTGACCAGTCGCAAGAGATTGAGTTTGTTTATTACTACCGAGTGATCCTACCCTATGACGGGTATGTGTTCTGGGTGCGCGATCTTAGCAAGCAACCGATCATGGTGGCCGGTTCATTGCATTACCAGACGGATCAAAAGCAAGAACTCGACAAGACTTCGGCTTATCAGAATGTGGTGTTTACCACGCCTGTAGAAGTTGCCGATTTTAATGACCTGCAACCATCGGAAATGCTTTTCGGGCAGTATGATGACTTTGAGTTTTCCTTCTCAAGTCATGCGAACCGTTATGAGCAAGCGAATCTTTGGCACTACATCGGACAGGCTGTCTATCCCGAAATGCGGACACAGATTCTGCAATCGGCGCAAGATTTGCCGCCTTCCCCTGTGGTATCTAATTCATTGCCGATTTGGATTGCGCTAAACGATTACGCACCGGTCTATCCTTCGTTTCTTGTTCCTGAAAACCTTACACCACCTTACATTGTGTGTGACATTCAGCAAGAAGACACCACCATGCTACAACCGATTGCATGGACGGATGGAGACAACACCTATCAACTCATGAAGGACCGTGTAAGGTTCATCACTTATGGGCTGATTAACCGAGACATTCAGAATTTCGTCCAGTATCTTCTGAATAATTCCCTGCAAGGAACCTACGGCATCATGCAGGGCGGCATCACCGTGAGAGACGGTAAGCGGATTCAATCCGAAATGAACGTATTGGCCCAACAGAAATACATCGAGATGGAAATTTCATATAACCAATCTGCGGTGTACGATATGGCAGTCCAATACATTCAGACCGTTCTGCCGATTGATTTTTATCTGAACCCTGCATAGGAGATTACCATGCCCCAAGGCCCTTTCCAGACTACCGTTTTAAGCGTAGCCAATAAGTCAGCACTCGACATCACCACCGCAACCGTTGTTAAGGCCAGCAATGGTTTTGTTGTTCGCGTCAGCGTCATTGTTGCCGGTTCTACCGTTGGAACCGTTAATGATGCGGCTACCACCGGAGCCGCCGCTGTTGCCAATGAAATCGCCGCTATTCCGAACACCGTTGGAACCTATGCGATTGAATTTCCTTTCGCAAATGGCCTCGTGATCGTTCCCGGAACCGGTCAGACCGTTTCCGTTTCTTACAGCTAAGGGGTAAATCATGGCCTATTACAACCGCATTGTGCAGGTCAACGTCTCTGAGACGGTTGCGCCTCTGCCTAATCGGTTGCAACAAACTGCCGCGATTGTTTCTATGGGTGGCACGACCATTCCTACAGGAACGACGCAGTGGATTGCGGCTCCCGGTCAGCTTAACGATTACCTGATTCCCGCCTACGACATTTCAGCGATTAGCTGGACCACGGGCGTTGTCACGGTAGTTACTACCAACCCGCATGGTATCCCTGTTGGGTCAACCACGAACATCGTTGTTGCTGGCGTTACGCCAACGGCTTACAACGGCAATTTCGTTGCGACTAGCGTAAACACCACGACCCTGCATTATTCGATTGCAAGCAATCCGGGCGCAGAAACCGTTCTTGGAACTGTTCAAGTTGGACCGCAAGTGGATTTGATCGCAGATGATGCAACTTGGTGGGCGCAAGGCAACCTTGGAACGGGTTATTACGTCTATGAAACTGGTTCCGCTGTAACGACTACCGTCATCAGCGAAGTCACTGCATACCTGACCGCTAACCCGCAGACGATCTATAACTGGATTTTCCTGCCGGGAATGGATGCGGATCATGCGAACCTCAGAGCATTCTTCCTGTTGCACAACACGCTGAATGCGCTGATTAAGTTCTGGTTGCCGGTATCTCAATCAACCTATACGTCATGGGAAGGTGAAAACACCCTTCAGAACGTATTCGTCATGATTGAATCACCGAGTGCCGACTTTGCTACGGAATCGGACGTTACCGCACCGGCGCAGTATTACACTGCATTTGTGCCGACTCCGACCAACCGTTTGCCACCGGCGCAATACACCTACTTGAGCGCAGTCACAGCGTATACGCCGATCACTCAGGCGCTGATTACGACCTTCCTGACCAACCACATCAACTTTGTGGCTACCGGCGCAGAGGGCGGCATCAGCAATACCATCCTGATTGATGGCAAGACGCTGAATGGAACTCCGTTCAACGTGGCTTACTCCATTGACTGGGTACAGATTCAGTCAAACCAAGCCATTTCCAACGCAGTCATCAACGGTTCAAATAACCCATTGTCTCCGCTTTACTACGACCAGAACGGCATTGACCGTTTGCAACAGGTTGTAGTTCAGGTAGGCAACACGGCTATTGCATCCGGGCTTGCGCTGGGTCAGGTGATTCAGGTAGACCTCGATCCTACGGTTTTTGCGACCAATGTAGGGCTTGGCGTTTACGCTGGTAACTTCGTTGTGAATGCGGTCCCGTTCAATATCTATACTGCGTTGAATCCGTCTGATTACGCCAACCAAATTTACGGTGGTCTTCAGGTGGCTTACACGCCTCAGTACGGATTTGAGACGATTGTCTTTAACCTGAATGTCACGCAATTTGCCTAGGGAGTAGATCATGGCAACTAATCCAAATCTCATCCCCGGCAACCTGAACCGAGTCCGAGCATCGGTTATTGTTCCGGGCAATGAAACCCTTAACATTCCGGCGCAATTTCAGGCAAAGGAAGGCATCGTTATTGCACCGCAGACTGCTGTGGTCACTCAGATGCAAGGCATGACCACCATCGTGAATTCTGAGGAGCCTTATCAGCTCATTCAGATCACGGTAGCGGTCATCAAGTCTTTGGCCATTTCAGCGCAGTATCTCAACGCCATCCAGAATTCCCCTGTATTGGGGAACATCACGGTGGTCCCGGATACGACTGTCATGCCGAAGTTCAGCCTGATTAACGCTTCAATTATTAACTGGAACCAGATCAGCATGGCAGGTCTTCAGCCTGACTTTACTCTGGTTATTCAGGGTCAATACAACACCAGTAACGACCTTTGGAATCTGGTTTAACCAGTTAGGGCAGTCTAGGTAGCGCACCGAAAGCCCGTCATCCCTGCGGGTTGACTGTCCTATCCTTTCAGGGAATTCAATGAAGGGAAATTGAAATGACCAAGATCAACAAAGAACTCAACATCGTTATCCGGTCTGAGGATGAAGATGGCAATCCTATCATTGCCCATCACACGCCTCTGCCGACTCCGGTTTACGATATTCAGAGAAAGCTGTTCACCGAAACCTACGATGAACTGGCTTCTATGAAGGTTCCTAACGCTATTTTGACCAAATCGGTATTCTTAGAAGCCGCAGAGAATATCGGGCGCTCTAAGGAGGCTCAGGAGCTTCTAGGGCAGATTCGCGGGGCTACATTGATCTACACATCTAAACCCGCTCTTTTTGACGTAGCGGAAGTTTCAGACGATGTGAAAGACGAAATCCTCTGCAAACTGCTTTTTTTTATTGTTTTTCGGCGTCATGTATTCCCAAGTCGGTTCAGGGTCTGGTTTTCCACGATTCAGACTGCATTGGGCTTGGAGCTTACCTCCTCGAATGCTACGGAAGTGTTTCCTTCTACGACGATATCGACCACTCCCGAACCTATTGGCATTACGGACACTTCGTTGCCGATATGATGGAGGCGTTAAGGACAACGCATTTTTCAAGTGTTGCCGGTTCAGATTGGGACGATGCCCTACACTTTCGTTCTCGTTACTCTAAGGTGTTCTGATGGCTGATATTACGTCTGTCTTAGAAATTGATATCAAGGATGACGCTTTCAGGGCGTTTAAGGCAGACCTTGACGCTATGAAGAAGTCTATGGGGACGATGGGCGGCGGCGCTACGGGAACCGTCAGCGGCGCGAAGGCAAGGCAAGCGGCAAATGACTTTGACGCTTACAGCAAAGCCATGAAGAAAAGCACCGAAGCCCTTTTGGGGTTTACGACCCAGATGACGAAAACGGCTACCAACCTTGCCGTTGATTCGGGCAAAAAGCTGATCGGCGCATTCACTTCTCTTACCAAAACGATTGTCGGTCATGGGGGGCTTCTGGCGGGTATCGCGTCAGTTGCTTCTCTGGCCGGTATGGTCGGCGCGGCTGGAAGAACACAGCACCGGATGTATCAGGCTCAAGGACTTGGGTTTGGTGGTCCTCAGGATATTGCTCGATTGGGCGTGACCTTGGGTCAGCGCATGGACGTGGCTGGCGTTGCTGGTCATCTACAAGAGGAAATGGCTAAATCCGGATCGCTTTTGGTTGCGGGATTATCTCGATTCTTGGGTGTCAGCCCTCAAGACCTAAAAGGCATGAGCAAGGATGAACTCATGTTTGGGTTTGCCGATTACGCGACCTCCCAAGCCGAAAGACCCGGAGGCATGATGCCATCCCAGATGGAGGCGGCAGGTCTTGGGTTTCTGGGTGTTCAAGGTCAACAGCGGATGCTGGCTACTAAAAATGAAGCGGAAAGGCTTAGACGGGAAAACGAAGAACTCACAAAGCAAACTCAGCTTGCAAGTCCGGGCGCATGGCAGAAATTTAACCAGTTTCTGACTGGTGGGTTTTTGAAAGGCGAAACCGGCATGATGAACATCCTAACGCCATTGCTTGATCCCTTGATGGAAGTCGGTAAAGTGATTGGCAAAAAGATGGAAGGCTCAAACGGAATATCTACCGTGGTCGATCATCTGCAAGCTGATTTGTGGGCCTTGCAGAATGCTCTAAGCACCGGAAATTGGGATGCGTTTTGGGACCGAATCAAAAAGGACATGAAGTCCGTATTTGATGCCATCATTGATGTTGCGGGTCCGGTTTTTGAGAAGATTGGAAATAGCCTAGAGCGGCACTTCAAGGAAGCCATCAGACCGCTTACCGAAGCGGCTGAGATATTCAAGCAAATGCTAACTCAGCTCAGTCAAAGCCCAATGGCAACCTTGATGGGAATCAGTCCGGTTGGCGCTGTTTCTAGTCATATTGCCTCTAACATGGACCTTGCAGGGCTTACGGGAAGTGAAGCGGCGGCAATGCGGAAAGGGTCTGCATATACCGGTCTATTTGAAAAATACGGCAAACAGGCGGGAGTTGACCCGACTATTTTGTACGGTATCGGCATGGCTGAAAGTCGTTTTAATCCTTTAGCGAAAAGCTCTAAAGGTGCTGGTGGCCTGATGGGATTTATGCCTAGCACTGCAAGTCAATATCGCATTGATCCCTATGACCCGGATCAAGCAATTCACGGCACATCCAAATATCAAAGGCGCTTGCTAGAAATGTTCCACGGCGATCAGACCGCCGCTCTTGCCGCTTACAACTGGGGCGAAGGGAACGTACAAAAAGCACAACGCAGATATGGCGAAGGATGGCTGGCTCATGCGCCTTCTGAAACTCAGCAATACGTTTCAAATGTGCGCCGATATGCTGAAATCGCTGGGCGCAACCTGCAAGTATCAGTCAGCGCACCGGCTGGCTCTGACGTGACTGTCAATCAAGTCCGCGCAACGGGAGCGGGTAAAGGCCCATGAGATACTACAAGATCACTTTTGTAGATCAAAAGACGGGACGTGGCGTTTCCGGGAATGATCCCAATTTCCCTGATACCTTCAGTTCGCACTTTGAGGACGGGACATTCAATCCGGGTGCTTTAGAAGTTGAGTTTGAAATCGCCAATGCTTTCGGTCATATGCTGTCCGCTCAAACGCACATCCGAATTCACAACCCGACTTTGACGATGGTCAGGGATTCAATTCAATACAACAATTCCTATTGCGTCATTGAAGCAGGATTTAAGCAGGGATTGCCGCTTGCAAACCCATCACAGGCAGGGATCATTGGCGCTGGGGTCGTTCAGAATACGTTTGCCAATTGGTTGGGCACTGACCTTGTGCTGGATTTTCTTTTGTATCCTAGCGACTACTATGGCGATGTAAGCCTTGATTTGTCAGCGGGGACTGGCGTTGGGTCCGTTTCAAATCTTAGCTTTAGCTGGACTGAAGGTCCGTTGAGTGCCGCCATAGAAAACACGTTTAAGCCCTTTGGCGTTACGGTCAAAGGATCAATCCGATCAGGGTTAAATACGCCTCCTCCGGGTGGAATTCAGGGATGGCAAGGCAACTTCCAAGGCTTCTCATCTTTTATCAGAAGCATGACCCGTGACTATCTGAATCCTCCCAATACGCAAACCACTGGGACCGCAACCAACACATCGGTAGGTGGCGGGAATTTTCAGTATTACTACGGCGTGATGATGCAATGGCTTCCTAGCCAGAAATTGCTTTTGCTTCAGGACGGAACCCAACCGTCAGGCGCTATCAGTCTTGAATATCAAGAGTTCATAGGCCAACCCACATGGATGTCTGATTCCGGGATGCTTCAATCCGTTCACCCGATGCGGGCTGATATCAATCTAGGATTCAAAGTAAAATACCCCAATAGTCTGCCCACTCAGGCCAATCCTTCGCTTATCATCATCCGGGATCAATTTGTATCCCCATCAAGCGGTGAACTAATGGTCATGGGGGTTAGGCACATGGGCAGATTCAGAGATACATCGCCTACTGGATGGGTTACTTATGTGGATGCGGCACGTCCATTAAGGTTTAATCCGAATGAACCCGCGCCACAGTCAGAACGTGTAGGCTTTGTAACCGTTGGGCCACTTGAGACAGTGCAATGACCCCCGTTAATTCAACAGTCAATACGGCTTTTTCCCTAGCGTATGAATGGAGTCCTATTCTGTTCACGGGTGGACTGTTTTCATGGTCCCCGATGGGAATTCCGATCATTGCCATCACGCAATCCATTTCCGTTGCCGGGACCGTAACGTCATCCATCCTTGATGGCGGCAACATTCAGCCTTTTGCCCAGCCGCTTTTCACATGGCGTCCTATGCCGGGATCAACGCTATGGGAATCTGAAATTGCTGAGTATCCGTTTTATACCAATCAAATAGCGGCTAATGCTCAGGTTCAAAGGCCCCTTAGGGTTTCTATGCTGGGTCACGCCCCTGCCGGTGGCGGTACGCCGTGGTCATTGAAGCTGGCAACTATTTTTGCCCTTCAAGGATTGATTCAGGCGCATATCAATGCTGGCGGCACGTTTACCGTCATGACTCCAAGCTATGTCTACAGCAACTGCCTTCTGACGAATTTTGTTGATGTTTCATCGGGCGAAACCAATCAACCGCAGGTTTCTTGGCAGATGGATTTCGTTCAACCATTGCTGACGTTGCCGCAATCTAACGGCACATTGAATACGTTCTATCAAACTGTCGCTAATGGCGGCCAGTCATTGCTGGGTTAATCATGACGACATTTAACGTGCCAGAATCGTTTAAAACCGCCATCAATCTTCAGGTCACACTGGATGGGGCGGGTTATACGGCAACGATTGCATGGAATGTATTTGGCCAGCGGAATTACGTCACTATCTTGGATCAATTCGGCAATCGCGTTGTGACGATCCCGCTGATCGGAAGTCCCCCATCAGCCGATTACACGTACACCAACACCGATTTCGTACAAACGACCAACAATAAGACCATTACACTTGCACTAAATCGACCGATTAACATCATTGCGGGTTATTTTCAGACTTCCGCGATGTATTACTATCCGCAAGATCAAACGTTAGTGGTCACGCCATGACAAATTTTGCTGGAAAACTTCCATACGTACAAAACCTTTCGCAGTCTGTTGACTATCGCAATGAAGCGAATCAACAGCAGATGGGATGGGAGCTTCCTTGCACTGTCATTGCAATCAGTGACGATGGTTTGTTCGTGACGGTCAACTTTGAAATGGTGCAAAACGCCTTTCAGTTCCCTCAGATCACGATTCCTGTATTCATGAGCGAATACGTGAGGCTTCCTATCCAAATTGGAACCAGAGGCTACACGACTTTTGTAGACGTTCCTACCGAACAGATTACAGCGGAAAAATCGACACCCGCCACATTCAAGAATTTTGGCAACCTTAACAAGGTTCTGGTGTTTCAGCCCATTACCAATAAAGGATGGCCAAGCAACCCGGATATCAATGTCGTATGGATGTATGGTCCTAATGGCGTAACCATTCAGGATGAGGCCGAAAATTCTGTGGTCACGATAACGCCTACAGGAATCACGCTCAAAAGCGGAACGTCTTTCATCTCTATCGCCAAAAATGGAGCGATTGACATTGAGGGAACATCAGTCAAGATCATGGGCAAGGATTTCCTGACGCATCATCATTCGGGTGTTTCTACCGGATCAAGCAATACGGGTAACGTGGTATGAGATGTTGGGGCCGGACCTATCACACTGATGGCACTTACACATGGAACGAAGTCACAACGGATGCCAATGGCTATAACGATGCCGTGTACGTCACCGCTTTGGCTCAGGTGCTTCAGCTTAATCAGAATGAATCACCTTTCTGGGCAAACTATGGCATTCCGGCCATTCAAAGCGTTACCACGCAAGTGTTCCCAGACCTTGCCGTTTATTTCACTCAGCAACAATATGCGCGATACTTTGCATCGCTTAAAATCAGCAAAATCAATGCGCTGAATCAGTATCAAGTGCCGACCCCTGTGTATCAGGTGAACATCATCACCCAGCAGGGTTCCATCATTAACTTCAACGTGCCGATACCGACATGAGCCTACCCATCATAATGACTTCTGCGGGGCTTCAGCCTCAGTCCCCCACAAGCCTGAATCAGCAAATCATTGCTGGGGCCGTTGCTCTTGATCCCGGATTGACTGCCAATCTTCCGGGTACGCTGATTGAAGATATCGCATCAACAGATACCGGGGCTTTAGTCCTGATTGATTCGGCACAGGTTGAAACCGTCAACAGCATGACCCCTTACGGGGCGAACCTATTTATCCTGAATCAGCTTGGTCAGATTTATGGAGTCCAACAAGGGCTTGGCACCAATGTTTCTGTTTATCTGAAGTTCTCAGGCACTCCGGGGTTCGTTATCAATGCCGGTGTTCTGGTTTCTGATGGAACGTACCAATACCTGACTCAAGAGGCATCCGTCATTCAATCAGGCGGTACTAGCAACTCCGTTTATGCTGTAGCGACCATTTCGGGTTCATGGGCCGTACCGGCTGGAACCGTAACGAATATCCTGTCATCTATTCCCACCGGGATCACGCTAACGGTCACTAACCCGACTACGGGCATTCCTTCCAGCGGCGTTCAATCACCCGATGATTATCGATCACAAGTTCTGAATGCGGGGCTTACGTCATGCTCTAGCACGATCACGGCCATTAAAACCTATTTGCAAAGGGTTCCGGGTGTCATTTCAAGTCTGATTAGCGTCAGGCAGTCCGGTAGCAAATGGGAAGTCATTGTAGGTGGCGGCGATCCGACCGCCGTTGCAGATGCCATTTTTCAATCCTGCGGCGATCCCAGCTCATTGACTGGATCGGTCATGTCCGTAACGGGAGTGACAACCGGAAGTACGACCACGATAACGACCAATCTGGTGACGGGGTTTACGATTGGTGAATCTATTACGATTGCTGGAACCACGGGCCTTACCGGAGTCAATGGGGCGCACACCATTACGGCGCTTCCTGATCCATTCTCGTTCACCTTTGGAACATCATCTTCAGGCACATGGACAGGTGGTGGATCGGTAACGGTAGGATCAACAGGGACCATTCCTAGGAATCAAAACGTCACGATTTACGATACCCCGGATTCCTATGTAATCCCGTTTGTGACTCCGGTCCAGCAACCCGTTCTGGTTCAGATTTCATGGAAGACCAGTTCGACCAACACCATTTCAAATACGGCCGTTCAGACGCTTTCGGCTCCGGCCATTGTGTCTTACATCAACAGCCTTGGTCCGGGCCAACCGATCAATGAATACGAACTGCAGTACGTGTTCCAAGAGTCCATCAATTCCGTAGTCCCAACGCCATTACTGACCTATATCAGCATTCAAATTACGTTGAACGGTGTCATCACTCCGGTTGTAACGGGAACAGGAATCGTAGTCGGTGATCCAGAAGGTTACTATTTCATTGGTACTTCAGGCGTGACCACGGTGAAATTATGACCTTGCCCACCGCTCCCGTAACGGCAACCAAGACGATCCCTTCGTATCTGTATTTTCAATACATAGACGATCCCGATCTTCCCGCCCTTATAGCGTCTTACAACCAACAAACGCAAAACTACGTTACTTGGTTCGCGGCTATCAATCTTCCGGTCTATACGGGCCTTACAGGGGCGTTGCTAGACTGGATTGGGCAGGGAATCTATGGACTTCCACGGCCTAGCCTTTCATCTAGTACTATCTCAGGAATGATTGGTCAGATCGGGTCCGTGAAGCATCATGGGGCCATCGGTCCCAGTGGTCCGACACCCAATATCGTCAGTGCAATCAGCACAACGCAGATTTATCAAACTCAGAACAACTACGATACGCCGGATGATATTTATAAGCGCATTCTGACATGGTGGTTTTTTAAGGGTGACGGAAAGAACTTTTCGATTCCTTGGTTAAAGCGTCGAATTGCCCGATTCCTGTACGGCACCAATGGTACAAACATTTGTCCTGCTTGGAATCCCGGCATCAGCGTGACGTTCAATGATGCAACTTCACCACTCCCCACTTGCACGATTACGCTCACGGCATCTAATTTAACGGGCGTAAGCTCTAACCTTCTGACTTATCTGCAAGTTTGTATCGCTGATGGCGTATTATTGCTCCCATTCCAGTTCCAATACACGGTGACTATCGCATGACCGCACTCATCGAACTTTACGCGAATAACGCTTATTCGACGCTCTCTGGCGCGATATCCAATACCGCAACCTCTCTCACTTTGGCTACGGGAACGGGAAGCAGATTCCCTTCTCCGGTTGTTGGAGCGCAATTTTTCCGACTAGACCTGACTAGCGCATCGTCACCTAATACGATTTTTGAGATCGTCTATGTAACTCAGAGATCGGGCGACACCCTGACTATCCAGCGCGGTCAAGAAGGCTCTACCGCTCAAGCATGGGCAATTGGTGATTTGTGCGGCAACGAGCCGACAGCCGGGATGTTCAACCAATTCGTTCAGCCTTGGGTTGGTACGGATACCGGGGTTGCCAATGCGTATGTGGTCAGCACTCCTCAGCATGAATCAGCGTATTACTCTGGAATGCCGTGTACGTTTACGACGATTCACGCCAGCACTTCTACGGCTCCTACCCTGAATCTAAACAGTTTGGGTGCGGCCACGATTAAAAATGCAGACGGTACGGCTATTCTTTCAGGTCAGATTCCTGCAAATACTCCAATCTCTGTTGTCTACAATTCTGCTGATACGTCTTGGAGGCTTCAATCTCCGATTGGCATTCCCACTGGATTGATTCCCGGACGAGCCGCTGGGATTGATCCCTCTGGCCGCATCACTTCCGCTCTATCCACTCTTGTTCAGCTTAATATGTTGAGCAATTGGGCAGAACCAATTCAATCACAAATTGGTTCGCCGGGATTTACTATCGGTCCACAAGGTGTCCTAATGCAATGGGCCACAGGCACTTCTTCAACATCTGGCGATGTAGTCACATTTGCCGAAGCATTCCCTAATGCTATAAATACTGTGTTCATCAGTATTTCAACCGCTGATTCAGTGACACTTGCAGGTAACGGGTATTGTGGATATCAAATTCTTAACAACCAACAAGTTAAGATTTTTTCTGTAAATGGTACCCCTGCTGTTAGCGTCATGGCGATAGGATACTGATATGAACGCACTCATTACGTTTTTGATCGAACAGCTTGCAGGATTCATTCTTGGATCAGACATATTTGAAAGAATTGTTGCAACCGTTCTAAGATGGGCCGACAAAGAAATCTCAGGCGCAGAGAAGCGCAAGGGAGTGCTTGATGAGCTTGAAATCATAGGCTTGGAATTAACGGAATCGCTTGCCAATTTTGGTGTTGAGCTTGCCGTACAATATCTAAAGAAAAAGGCGTGATATGGTCACAGCCAAACAATGTCTTGCAAAATGGGGCGATCCAGCCGCCAATGAACGTAAATTCATGGTGATGTGGGATGTTCCGTCAGAACTTGAAATCGGAGTCATCCCCAAACGGATTTACTGCAACAAAATCATGATTGCGCCTTTGACCAAAGCATTCCAAAATCTCATCCAAACGGGGCGTGTAGAGGAACTCAAGACATGGAACGGATGCTTCAACATTCGGAAGAAGGTTGGTGGAACAACTTCTAGCCTCCATTCTTGGGGAATTGCAGTCGATCTCAATGCCGCTTGGAACGGATTTAATAAGCCCCCTACTTTGTCAGAAGGATTCGTTCAGTGTTTTATTGATGCGGGATTTGAATGGGGCGGTTATTGGAAGCGTTCAGATGGTATGCACTTCCAACTAAAGGAGATTTGAAATGGGCGACAAATTAGGTTTTGCACTCAATGAGGCGAGCACATGGCGTGGACTGGTTTATCTCATAATGGCATTCGGCATACAGATCACCCCAGATCAACAAGGAGCAATCGTGACGGCGGGTTTATCAGTAGCGGCCGCTATTTCATTGTTCACCAAGCGCAAGCCGCCAGAAGATATCTCGAAATGAACAAATGGCTAGAAATTGCATTTTACGTAGGATGCGGGATCGTCACCACTTACGTAACCATGAGTTCAACGCTCTCACAGCACTCCTATCGTTTGGATAAACTTGAGCGTGATGTTTCTGACTATGCGGCAGAAGCCAAACAAGATCGGAAAGAAATGCGCGATCTTCTGGTTGACATACAGATTAAGCTGGCGCAACTGAGTAAAAAATAATGGCCGTTCCCACTCCCTCCTATAATTTTAAGCAAGGCGGAACCTTTTCTTTGGGTGGATATGCGTCTCTGCCAACAGGAAGTGGGTGGAAAGCGACTGCTGAATTGCGGGATGGCAATGATGCTTTGATTGCGGAACTTGTAGTGACATTGCAAGCCCCTACTGCCCCTGAGACGAAATGGGGGCTTTTGCTTTATCAGGACGCAACAGCAACAGCGACATGGCCGCTAGGCCCTCTTTATTGCGATATCCGATTTGTTAATGGAACAACGGTGCTTCCAACCGCGACTTTTGTAGTCAATATCGTCCTCCGTATTACGACCTCCCAACCGACGCTAATGCTATGAGTGACGTAAGACTAATCAAAAAGCCGGGAGTTATTGTTTCTTTAGATCAGGTTCTTCAGGGTCCAACTGGCCCAACAGGTCCAACTGGCCCTTCTGGTCCAACTGGTCCATCGGGACCTACCGGTCCGTCTGGCGTTACGGGTCCTACTGGCCCTCAGGGTATCCAAGGAGCAACCGGCGCTACGGGAACAACAGGACCCAGTGGAGCAATAGGTCCATCAGGTGTAACTGGTCCCACGGGTCCTCAAGGTTCAACGGGTGTAACCGGTCCTCAAGGCGCTGTCGGCGCAACAGGTGCGACTGGACCCCAAGGCGTAGAAGGACCTATTGGCGCGACTGGACCTAGTGGTGTTGCAGGTCCTACGGGCGTAACTGGTGCAACTGGTCCTATCGGTGCAACAGGACCCACGGGATTGACGGGTGCAACAGGCCCCAGTGGTCTAGTTGGTGCTACAGGTGCAACTGGTGCCACTGGTGTTACCGGCCCCCAAGGCACATCAATTAATATCAAAGGAACGGTTGCTACTCCCGCAAATCTTCCTGCTACGGGCAATAATCCAAATGATGCGTACATCGTTCAATCAAATGGTGATCTTTACATTTGGAATGGTACTGCTTGGTTTAACGCTGGGCCTATTGTTGGTCCTACCGGGGCTACTGGGCCATCAGGAGCAACGGGCGCTACCGGTGTTGTGGGACCAACTGGACTTACGGGCGCTACAGGCCCGACAGGACTTACAGGTGCTACAGGCCCTATTGGTGTTACAGGCCCCACTGGTTTAACTGGCGCAACGGGTCCACAAGGCCCATCTGGATTGCAAGGACCTCAAGGTTATGTTGGCCCTACGGGTGCCACAGGGGTTACAGGACCGGTTGGTGCAACTGGCCCTATTGGTGCCACGGGTCCGCAGGGGATTCAAGGTATTCAAGGTATTCAGGGCGTAACCGGACCCACGGGACCTACTGGATTAACTGGATCAACCGGACCTACGGGTGCGGCAGGGGCTACGGGTGCAACCGGTCCCCAAGGCCCCCAAGGTGATATTGGCCCGACTGGCCCTACAGGTGTGACTGGCCCTACAGGTGTAGGTGTTACCGGGGCAACGGGACCTACGGGGCCTCAGGGCATTCAGGGTAATACCGGTGCTACAGGTGTGACGGGCGTTACTGGCCCTCAAGGAGCAACAGGCGTAACCGGACCGACTGGACCACAAGGGTTAACCGGTGCCACTGGACCTGCCGGGGTTACGGGTGTTACCGGACCGACTGGTGCCACTGGGCCTACGGGAGCGGGTGGTGCGTATGGTTACTGGGGTTCGTTCTACGATACGACCACGCAGAGCATATCGAGCATCACGACAGCTTATCCAGTCGCCATCGGAAATACCGACCCGAACAGCAATGGTGTGAGCATCGTTTCGGGCAACAGGATCACATTTGCCCATGCGGGAACGTATCTCATCACCTGGACGCTTCAGTTCACCAATTCGGATTCAGCCAACATCCATGACGCGAATGTATGGTTA